TAAGGAACCTATTCCTGATTGTATTTGCTGGGGTTCTTGCATTCTAGATATTGCCATAAATTTACCTTAATTCCTATGTTTACTTGGTTTTCGAGAACAAATCAAGAGGCGGCATAATAACTTTTACATCCTGTGCCATATCTTCTGGCTTATAACCTTTGGCTTCCCAGTCTTTTCTTTCCTTAAAAACCTCACCTGTTTCTTTGTGTCTATATGTTTCTTCTACTTTAGCGTCATACACTTTCATTAGTCGATTTTCTCCTTTTTAATGTTTAAAAAGCTAACCCCATAATCAAAAGAATCTGATGTGCTTGATTGGATTGTAAATGTTGACCCACCTTCTACTATTAATGGTTGGGTTAGTAATTCTTTAGTGGTATTAGCTGTCAACTGCCCTGATTTTATAGCTGTAATACTATTGTTTAAAATGGTTACAGTAGGTGTACCAGCTGATGTTACTAATATTGATTTAATTATTATAGTTTCATTAACACCTGGAGTGCCTGCTGCAAAAACAGTCAATGCATTTCCTGTAGTATCATTATCTTTACCTACAAATTTATATTGGTTTACTACTGCCACTATTCTAAAAAGAAACTTTTAGCTTCTATCTCCTGTTTTACTTCTTGTTGAAACGTTGTGTTTAATTTTTTTATTACAGAATCAAGATCCCTAACCAACGATTGTAAGTTAGTTTGATTGTATTCCGGTTCAGCTCTAGTTAATGATTGTACAATTTTTGCCATTATAAAATACTTGCTAGTCCTCCGTTTTTAAAATTTACTCTACCACCATAAAAGTATCCGGCTCTACCACCTCTAGCAAAAAAATCTGCCGTGTCATCAGTGGCATAACTACCCCTGTTTCTGTCAGGTATATCTGAAGCCCCTCTTCTACTACCTGTTCCACCAGGACCTGTAGGTGTATTAGCACCACCATCATCACCACCACCTTGGTTTTGATTATTAGTTTTAGTATCTGTTTTAATATTTACAATTTGATCTGTTGTGCCGGTAGTATCAGCAAAGTTTTTTCTAGCTTTTTCTATGTTTATTAAATTAGTAAATAGATTAGTTTGTTTATTTGTTCCTTTTAAATTGTATTTGCTATCTGTAAAATCTTCTTCAGTTAACTCTCCACTAATTAAACCATCTACTTGTTCTTGAGTTAAACCATATTTTTCTTGCAATGTTTTTCCGATATTTTCTTGTCTACCAGTAAAAGTTTCATCAGTCATTTTAGCAGGATTATATCCAGCCATAATTCCTTCTGGTGTATTATAACTACCACCTGGTCCTACCACAATTTGACCAATGTCATTTACCATAACACCTTGAGTACCTAATTGATTTTCCATTATGGCTCTTCTGTTTGCAGGTAACATACCGGATGCAAAATCTGCAAATTTTGAAAGTGTGCCTATACCAGGAATGAAACCAATTCCTTTACTAATAAGTTGTGATATTTTTGATGCAGGTGGTTGATCTAATCCATAAAATCCTGGATACATTTCCATGTTTTTCATTGCTTCAGTGTCAGTGCTATAAAGAGGATCAATATTTCCTGGAAAAGATTTTCCAACATAAGATAATTCATTTTTACGTCTTGCATCTTGCAAAGCGTACGAGTTAGGATTCATGTTTGTTATTGTATTGGGGTCTGCATTATAAACACTAAAACCATCTCCACCGCCAGTAAAAGCATTTGTATTTACAATACCTTGATTAACTACTGGTGCTTCTGGTGTTTCTGGTGCAGTAGGTATTTCAAAAGGGTTTTGTAAATACTTTTGTTGTGGAATATATTTAAAACCTGCGTCTCGTATCTCTTGGTCTGTAGCCATTACCTTCTTCCTCCTGGGTGTATATCTAATCTAAATGTTCCTAGTTTCCAATCTTCAGCAATACCTGTGTTAGCAACTTCTAATGCAATTTGTCTTGCTCTTACTCTTACATCTTTTTTAGTTGTAGTAGAGTCACATGTAAAACTTGTCGTAGTTTCACTACTGTTTGGATATAATCTTGTTTTAAATTTAACTGCAGTGCTACCTGTCTGACTAATAAAATCTGGTATAAATCTACTAATTCTCATAATGTATTCACCGTCTCCTCTAATGTCAGGCATTCCTACAGTTTGTCCTGTATTACTTCTACGTTGGGTAATGTCAAAATCACCGGAAGTAATAGTTCCTATAACTGCAGTGATAACACCACCTGAATTAATTTGATCGGTCCCTGTTTCCTGGTTATAGTATATCGTACTTCCGTCCGTATTACCAACAACATCTGAAGAGGCATCATCTGATGGATCATAATAGGTTGCGTGAGGTCTATCAAATACCGCAGAATCTTGCCACGCGGCTCTTGGTAAAGTACCTGTTGTCCATATAGGACGTTTAGGAGATGAGTCTAAATAGTTATAAGTAACAACCCTGTTAATTTGATCAGATGCAGCTGTGCAATAAAACCAACTAACTTCACCAAACAGATTATTTAATCCTGCATTAATAAGGTCTCTAGATGTAGCGTTTATGTCATCGTAAACATGGTCTTCTACAAGACATGGCATAGATTTTAACTGACCATCGTATGTAAAGAAACCGTTTTCAGACATCCAATAAGCTGTACCATCAACCTCAATACAAGCATTTTTACCAAACAATCCACAGTTAGTACCTACTTGTTCAAAAGCAAATACAAAGTCTCCACCTACAAATTTCATTAAGAATAGTGCTGTATCGGTCCATACATAAATTGCGTCTCTACCTTTGATAGCGCCCATAATTTTAGATCCATCAGCAAATCTTTGTGTACCAGAATTATTTTCTGCTTTTACTACATAAGCATCTGTGCCATCAATATTTTCTTGGTCAGAGAAACGTAAAAACATATCATCTTGAGTAGTAGGATCTCCTACAGTTGTTTCTGTACCAAAAAATACTAGGTGTCTATCAGGAGTTGAAACTAATACATGACGTGATGCTGTCGGTGCATTAGCAAGTAAGGTTGCTCTATTTGATGTCGCATTAGTAGCTGATGCATCCCATTCAAAACACCTACCGTTATATATAAGTGCAATTAATTTTGTACCGTAGTTATCTAAGACCCATAAACCAGGATCAATTGTAAAGTCAGTAGAAGATGGGTCACCCCATCCTGCATAACTAGAAATATTAGTAACTGTAGCGCCACCGCTGTGAGTAGTTTTTGTAGTCCCATTAACGCCACGAGCGCCTCCACTTAAAGTATTGGTTCCAGTATTATTAGATGTGTAACTAATATCTTCTGTTCCAATTCTTATTTCACCTGCAGATGGAAAAGCTGCTGAGTTAGCAAGAACAACAGTAGTTGTTGTAGTATCTGTTAAAGCTGTTGCAAGAGTTGTTGTTGCAGCACCTAATGATGTTCCGCCCCACAAACCTGTACCCCAACCAAAACCACCAAGTTGTTGAGAAGGACCTACTGTATAATAACATAATGCAGATGCAGATCCAGATGTACTTAATGGTGTGCCAGTTTCTTGAGAAGCCATTGTAATAGTAAAAGTAGTTGAGGTAGGCACTGAAGTAACCATAAATTTAGTATTTTCAAATGTAGCGTTTGTATAAGTAGAACCGCTTAAACCAGTTACGCTTTCAAATAAAACAATATCATTTTCAGCTAATCCATGTACCCCGCTACATGTTACTGTAACAGTTGTAGAAGACGATGTGCTTGTAAAATTAACTCCTGTTAAGGTAGTTCTAATAGGGTGTATATCATAATATGTTCCACCTGAATAAACATATAAAATTCTGTTTGTGCCAACTGCTGCGTATTTAACGCCTGCATTGTCATCCCAATGATGAATAGCTCTAGCTGCACCGGTTAGTTTATCTTGCCCTAACTGTTGCCAACCACCTATTTTTTCTGGAGAACCATATCTAAAACGAACATTGTCACCATCAAACCATTGTCCCTCGGCCCCGGTCTCTGTGACTTGTTTATTAAATCCAGGTGCAAACCCTAATTTTTGTAACATATAACCTCATTATAATACTATTTTACACCTGACGGTAGACCTAACTTAGCTCTTCCATCAAACTTGTTTTTACTAGCAAATGGGCCATTTACATGATTATAATGTAGAAATACTTGACCGCAAATGTTCCCGTCAAAAGGCTCTCGCCAATGTTCGAGTTCACAGCCACTATATACTAACATATCTCCTACTTCAAGCAAGACTTTCTCACCTTTTGGAGCGTTGGGTTTATGTATATTTTTGTATTCATCAATAACATTATTAGATCCAGTAGGATCTATAAATATAGGCCAAGGGTCACCACCTAAATTAAGGGTGGTTGATATCTCACAGCTTGGTCTATCTTTATGTCTCTTTAATTCATCGCCTCGTTTATATGCTCTCGCATACGAATAAGTTGGTATTAGATCTAAGTTTGAATGTTTCTTCATTACAGGTAACATTTTCATCAATAGTGTATCCATTACAAAATCACCATAACAAGAATAGGTATTTGGTATCTGTTGATCGGTCCATGTTCCAAGGATCGGGGACTGTGAGTGTATGTTATTTTGATACATATAACTTACTGCATCTCTTTTAAGTAAGAAGTAGTTAAATATAAAATTAGCTAAGTCATAAGACAAAGCATTTTTGATAACTTGATATTTCTTTATCTCAAACATATTATACCATAAAACATTTCTGCATAAAATTAAAGCTTACTGATATCCTTATATCATTAGACTCATTTGTATCTACGCAGTGGTTTAACCAAGACGGAAACATAATTAATCTTCCTGCCTTTGGATCATAATTATCTTCTCTCCATAATCTTCTTGGTGGTTTACCTTGTTTCATTCTAGGTCTTACCATTAATGCAACTGATCTTGGGTCTTCTATTTTTAATTGACCAGAGTTTTCAGATGCTTTTACATAATATACACCTGACCATAGAGAATTTGGATGAATATGAGCTCTATTCATTCCACCTGGTGGATTAATATTGGCCCACATATTACCTAAAAAAGGTTCGCTATCTAAATGTTCTTGATCATAAATAGTTCTTTGTGCTTCATATAATATATCAACTAATTTTTTATACTCTGGTTTAGCATTCATGTCAGTCGTTGAATGCCAACCTTTTATATTTGTTCTAACTACACCTTTATCTTGATTAGACCAATTAATAATATCTCGTTCTAACTGTTGATTTAATGCATCATCATTTAAATCTGCAATATAAATAGGGG